CAGAGCCGCACGCCAGTAGTCTTTACTTTAACCGGAGTTGATTTATGAGAGTGAAAGAGATCCAAGTGGCACATGATGTGTCTAGTCGACGTTATACCCTAACTAATTCATCAGGGGTTATCACGACTGATCAGGTGTTTGAGAACGAGGTCGCCGACGTTACGGATATGGTCATCACAGATGTGGTGGTTCCAAATTTCCATAAACGTCAAAAACAAGGTGAAATCTTCAACAACCCTTATACTCGGCAGACAACTAGCGAGATACATACCTCTGGTAATGATATCGCTCAGTTTACAACTGCTCCAGCATCAGTGAATAAACACTCGGGGGTTGGAATTACACGCATGCGTGCATCCACACTTGTAGGCGTTATTCAGCCTATTAAGTATCCTTCGAAAATTGACATTGAATCCGCGATCGCTGATATACAGCAAGCGGCGCTGGCTAAAATCGATAAAACTCCATATGCTTTCATGGAAGATGTCTTTGAGATACGTGCAACCGCACGAACTTTACGACATCCTGTACAAGAGATGCTCGAAGTCTTGAAGAAGTTCCGTCTGAAACGGGCTTCCTTTATGGACAAAGGGCAAGATTTTGCTTCAGCCTCCGCTAACGCGTGGCTATATGCAAGGTTTGCATTAAGACCAATTTTTATTTCGGTCGAAAATGCAATCGAGTACCATGATAAGCGTTCTAAGAAGCCACCTTCACGCAGAACTTCGCGTGCAAGGGGCCCTCGAATCGAGAATACCGAGAGTGGTGTAGCTATCCTTGGAGGTTCTTCCTATAGGACTTTCAATTACTACAATACCACTTTCCTCGAACCGTCGGCAGGAGTCCTTTATAATGATACTCAAAATGAGTACACATTTAGGGACGACCTTGGGCTCCGTGTAAAAGACATGCCAATTACGCTGTACGCTATATTGCCGTACAGTTGGGCTGTTGATAGATTCCTAAAGATGTCTGACACCATAAAGGCGTTGACTAACCTCGCGGATCCTTCTATCAATATTCTCGCACCCTGGTCCAAATTTAGGTTTTTCGAGTCCAAACTATTACAGATGTTTGGAGGAGTTTCACCTGGATGGACCGTTACAGATGCTAAC